CACTGGAGAAAAGCTTCTTCAGTTCAGGATTGGCATTGAGGAATGCCGCCGTGAAGCCGTACTCAGATGCCAGAGTCGTGGGGTCAAGTGCTGGAGTCGTCACGAGCTAAACCCCATATTCTGAAGGACTGAGTGAGCAACACCCATGATGGAGCTTTGAGCATTCTGAGTCTTGAGCCAGTCAGGAGACTGGCGAATGGAGTTCTCAAAGTCAGTAAGAGACATTCCAGTGGGAACGCCTTGGGCGTTCACCTTGTTGAGTGCACCCTGAATCAGTGGAGTATTCACATTGTAGCTACTGTCGGGCTGCTCAAGCAGTTGACTCGCAACCTGCATGTAAGGCTGAGCAATGTCCTGCATCGTTGAACCACCATTGATCTGAGTGGCATAGGCAGGATAGGCAGAGATAGCAGACTGGCGAATGTTCTCCATTGCATCATCACTCGTCATAAGTCCACGAGCAATCATCTGAGCCTGGTTCTTCACTGACTGATCGCTGACACCAACACCCATCTGAGTGGCGTACTGAGTTATCTGATGCTGGAAAGCACCTGCGGCACCCCCAAGGGTGCCATTGTTCTGAAAGGTGACATAGGTGCCTAGAAGGTTGGACAGCTGACCTTCATCCATGTTACTTATGATCGCAGTCTTGGCTATCGAGCCAAGCTTACCAGCAGGAATAGCCGCACCCATCTGTCCAGCCATCTGCTGAATCTGAATCTGCATGGCAGACAACTTGGCATTATAGGTGGCCGGATCAGTTGACTGCTCCTGAAGAGTCTCACGAGCTGAAGCGCTGTTGTCCTTCCACCAGTTCGTGTTCTTCAGTTCGGCAGTGAACTTGTCAGCAGTCCAACTACCCGACACGGCCTGATTGAACAGACCCTTCAGGTCTGGATTAGAGTTCAGAAACGAGTAGGCGAAACCATACTCGCTGGCAAGCTCCTGAGGACTTAGCTTCGGAGCAACATTGTTGGTGTCAGTATTACTATATGCTCCCTGGCCAGCAGCATTGGTGACGCCGCCAATGCGGCGTGCACCTACGAACCTCTGTGCATAGTACGACTGAGTGAAGCTGGTCAGCCTGACCTTCTCGCCAGTTCGAGGAGCCTCAAGCATCATTCCATTACCAGCATACATGGCAACGTGATCAGGCGTCTTACCACCTGGACCAGCGGAGAAGAACACCAAGTCGCCAACCTGAAGCTTGTCCATGGATACAGCCTGACCCTGACCGATCTGATCGTAGGTCACACGGGGAATGCTGATACCGAAGTGCTTGTAGATCTGCTGCATGAGACCAGAACAGTCAACACCAGAGCTGAGATTAGTTCCACCCCACACGTATGGAGTGCCAATGTACTGCTCGCCAAAAGCGAGCAGATCATCCCCGCTGATAGCAGCAGCCATTGACTAACCTCCGATAGCAGACTTCAAAGCATTCATGTAAGTTGTGGCGGCCTGGTAAGCACCATACTCGGGACTCTTCTCAGCCTGCTGCATTGCCGCAAAGTTTGCAGCGTCCGAAGATACACCACCACTGGACTTGGTGGTGTCAGTTCCAATGACCTGACCACTCGCATCATAGGTGGTCTGGATATTGGAGACTATAGGATTGGCCTTCTCCTTGGCATTCAGGAAGCTCTGGAAGTTGGACACCTCAGAGTCATTCGGTGCACGTCCAAGAAGCTGCTGTGCAGCCTGGAAGAAGATCGCCTGAGCATCAACCTTGTTGGTCAGGTTGACCTGGTTGACGGTCCTGTTGACTGTGCGAGCCTTGCTCGCTGAGCCGCTGAGGTTACTGACATCCTTCGACAGGATATCCCATGGTGTGATGTTGGTACCTGCTGCATGATATGCAGCAGACTGGTTTACCAGTCCAGCCCATGCGTTCGCCAGGTCAGCATCAGCGGCACCAAGGTAGCTGGAACTTACCAGGCTCATCTTGGCACGGAACTGATTCTGCTCCTGAGGACTCCACTTGTAGTATTGGTTGGCAGCGTCAGTGACGTTGACATATACCGGCTGGCCGTTGATGCCAGAGCCGAACACTCCCATGTAGGGAACAACAGCACTGGCATCATACGGACCATAAGTGGACATAGATCCGGTCTTCTGACCGAACATAGCATTCAGGCTGGTTGTCTGACCCTGACCAAAGTATGCACCAGGGGCAGTAGTCGTGGCAGTCCTAGCAGCAATCGCACCGTTGATATTGGTGGGAGTTCCAGGAGCAACAGGTGTAGTCATTACTGCTCCCCAGTGATGCTGTTAGTCAGGCCAGTGCCATCGTAGTGATCGAACATGTCCTTGCTGAGATACCTGTCATGAAGGGTCTGAAAGTAGGTGTTACCTTCGATCAGCTGCATGACGCCATTCTGGAACTCAGACTTCAGATCAGCATTGCTCTTGGCGTTGATGTCACCAGACGATGCGGTCTGAGCGGACCTGAAGTTGTAGTTCGTGTTGTCACCAGCGCGCTGAGCAAGCTCGGTCTTGATGGTCCCACGAAGATTCAGGTACTGCTGAAGACCAGTGATGTCAGGTCGGTTCTGAAGTTCCTTGGCCGTGGCGATCTGCGTCAGGGCCAGAGCCTGACGGTCATCCTTGCTAGGGTCGAAGGTATTGTACGCTTCGGTCCATGATGCATTGTAGTAAGGATTGGCAGTCTGACCATCGAGGTTGTACGGATCACTCAGCGTCTGAACGAAAGCCTTCTTCTGTGCAAGCAGGTCTTCAGCGCCCTTGTCGTTCAGGGTGGTGAGTCCCCGCTGGAACAACTGGGCATTCAGTCCGTTCATGAACGCTGTGTATTCCTGCCAACCAGTGTTGGCCTGAGACTTCTTCCATGCGTCAGAGGCAGACATCTTGGTGCGCTGACCTGAGATTACCTGCTGCATGTAAGCAGTCTGACTGAAGTCTCCACCGCCCTGATCCCCAATGATCACCCCGGCAAGGTCTGGATACTGATCAATCAGATCCTTGAACTTGTTGGCGGTGTTCTGCCCGGCCCTGGTGGCCGGGATGCCAGGGATGTTGTTCTGGCTGAGAGACGTGGTGAATGCGTAAGCAGAGTCACCGTACTTGGCATAGAAGTTCTGATCAGCAGTCTGTGGATTGGCAGCCTGCATGGTCTTGTACTGGTCACGATAGAACTGATACGGGTCCTGGAATGAGACACCGAATGGCAGAACGACAGTGCCTGAGAAGAGTGCCTTCAGGAACACCATGTTCTCTCCGCGCTTCTTTGCCTCCGCCATGGTGGGCGGAGTCGAACGGAGCCCATTGCGGTACATGTAGTCCTGCTGCTGCATAGCCTGGAGAGTCATCTGTGAAGCAGTACCATCGTCATTGGACTTGATGATACTGTGAACGATGCCACCCCACAGAACATCACTGTCATGTGCAGTGATGCCAGTTGGCAGGATTCCAATCTTCTGGAAGAAGTCACCAACCTGAGGCGGAGCCTTCACGGCGAAGTGATTCGCTGCCATCTGAACAATTGGACCTTCACCAGGGTTGTACCATGGATCATTCTGGAGTGCGATGTTGAGCGAGTTCAGAGGGATTCGCGCTACTGGAGTAGCGCCAAGACCAAGTGCATCACTCATATACTTCGGGAGCTGGAACCTGATATAAGTGTCGCTCTTGTCAACGAGAACCTTCTTGCCAGTGGCAGGGTCAATGCTATAACCATTGACAATGGGATCATTGTTGTAGGTGTAGGCGTGACCGATGCGAGCGGGAGAAGTGTAAAGCATCCCAGCTCGGGCAAGGGTCTCAGGCTTGGCAGCGAGAATGCGACCCCAACGGTTGAATGCCTCTTGCATCGGACCGAAGAACGGTGCAATGAACCTCATCGAGTGAGTGATCTTAGTCTCAAAGTCCATGTTGTAGGTGAACTTCTTAACATCACGCAAGGCCAACTGCCTTGCCGAGGTGGCAATCTGATCGAGGTGATCATTGCTCAGGTGAGTAAGACCCTGAGCCTCAGCCATCTTGTACATGTCCTGGACATGGCCCTCATAGAGCTTCGCGAACAGAGGATTACGGGAGAGAACATTTCCAGGAGTCTCAGCCATCATGCGGTACCACTTACTGATAACCTTGTCGATAGCCTGAATGGTTCCACCACGACCAAGAGCATAGTTGCTGCGCTCACCATTGACAGTGGGACGATATGCCTGCTCAGTCTCACTCATCAGCTTTGCGATAGTCGCATCATCCTTGTTGTCAGCGACTGCCTGACGCAGTTCACCGAGCTTAGGACTGGCTACAGGAAGCTGATAGTTGACCTCACTGTGGATACGGTCGGCCATTTCGTGAGCCGACATGTTGTCCAGCTGGAGATCCTTGAAATACTGACGACCAGCACCGTTCAGCCACTTCTCAATGTCATTGACGGAACCGCCCTTGACGGCGATCATGGCAGCAGGGTCAGAGGCTATCTGCCTCTGAACAACGCGAAGCCACGAACCGAGGTGACCACCCTGAGTGGGATCAATCTCAACCCACCCAGGATTACCACGAATGCCAGACTGGATGTGGGATGCAGTGCCCCCGAGGGCACTGTCATATGTGCTTCGACCAGAGTTCATATCAAGGAACATCTGACCCTGGGCACCTTCACCAGCACCAGCGACAACCTGACCATTGGGGTTGATGACACGCTTGTCAGTCAGCTTTCGACGAGCCTGAGTAAGGTTCGCCTCAGCAAGCTTGGCACCATCGAGCTGGGATTCGATCTGCTCGATACCCTGCCTGTGGAACAGTGCCATAGTGGCCTGTCGCGCAGCAGTCTTGTTGGACTGCGGAATGTACGACTGAACAGTGGCAAGGCGAGTCTTTGCCAGTTCAAGGTCATCCTGAAGCTGACTCACGGCAGACTTGTAAGCAATGTTCTTGGCATCAAAGCCAGTGGCGTCATATAGGAACCTGCTATTGGCGTTGCCAGCCTTTCGGGCTGCCTGACCGTACAAACCCTGCATGGTTCGACTGGCCATGCTGTGAGCGCCAAGCATTGCAACCTGACCAGCAAGGTCATCAGCAATAGCCCTCGGCCCATAGCCGAGTCGAAGGTGAGCCTGAAACTTCCACAGGTGGTTGAACAGACCAGAGAAGGACTGGTAACCATCAGCGGCCTTCTGGGCCGCGAGTCCGGGGCGAAGACCAGTAGTAATTCCCTGAGCTGCCTCATCAGCGGTCTTGCCACTGCCGAGGAGCTTGTTGAACGCACCAGCATTGTTGCGGAGGAGCTGGTTCATCTTACCGAAGTCCATCACTGGGTGATGGTTCTCCAGCTGAGAACCGAACACTGGGTGAGTAGCTACGATAGAACCGTCATCCTCAATGTGACTGACGTTGAGTTCAGTGCCACCAGAGGTAGTGATCCTGGAACCACCATAGATGTTGGCATTGCCCATGTAGTTGGCTCGGCCCTCATTGAAGACCTGATAGATCTTCTTGGCATTGTCCTCATCGACACCATGCTTGAGGGCAAGACGCCCGAGCGTCTTCGCCTCAAGGTTCATCAGGATCTGACGCTTGGCCTGATACGGTGCGGAGATGTATTCACCGACAAGCTGACCACGCTCTACATCATTGTAGACCTTGGACTCGCGAAGCTCGGCATCAACCTCACGGTACGAGGAAGGGTCGTCTAGCTTGACCCAACCCTTCGGCATGACATTGTTCCACTTGTCACCAATGAAGTTGACCATGCGAACTGGGCGCACGAAGAAGTTGGAGTACAGCAGGTTCATCGAGTGGGGCGTGATTGCCTTGTTTGCATCCTGGCCGATCTTCGCCATGAGCGGAGTGAGACCAGGAGTGAAGTACATTCCCTCCTTCATCTGCCCGGCAATAGCAGCCTGACGACTCAGCTTGCCAGTCTGAGCATCGATCGCACTGATCTGATCAGAAATGGACTGAAGCTGATTGGCCACTTGGACAGCGCCAGGAGAGTTCGGGTTCGGGAACTTCGGAAGGTTGGCATACAGGCGATCCCGTGAACCGGTGAGATTCGTGAGCTGAGCAGCAAGCTCAGCATTCTTCGGGGCTATGTTGGCAATGGCGGTCTGGTCGCCCATGGCGACCTTGAGGACATTGTTGATCTCATCACGGTCAGCAGCATGGGTGAACGCGGCAGCAATGCCAGATGAGTTCCCACCCTGAGTTGCCCACTTCTGACGAGCAGCCCAAGCGGGAAAGTCAGCACCAAGCTTCTGCTTGTTCGACTCAATATAGTCGCCGAACTTGTTGAAGGTGGAGTTCGTCAGGTTCTTCTCAATGCTGTTGTTGAATCGACGACCATCGAACGCCGCTTGAGCGGCGTCGATCTGCTCAGGAGTGGAACGAATCACCTTACCAGTGAGACCAATAGCACCCTTGGTCGCGGCACCGAGCATCGTCTCATTGGCCGTCTCGATGGACGGCCTGACATAGCCAGCAACCTTGGTCGCCTTAGCAGCCTTGCCAGCAAGGACAAGAGGATCTGCGTACCAGCTGAAACCGGCATCAAGACCACCAGACACCCAAGCCTGGACACCGTGATTGTAGTAGTTGGCAACCTGATCAGGGTGATCCCAGATCAGAGTACCGTCCTTGTTCATGCCAGACTCGAACTTGCCGTTACCCTCAGGGTCCTTGATGAAGTTCGCATAGAGAACCTGACCAGGACTGACATGCTTGGCATCAGTCCATGCGCGATCCCAGGTGTCACCAGAGAAGACTGATCCCTGGTTGTTGTTGCTCAGGTCACCAGTCGCCAGAAGGGCAGTCGTCACAGGACGACTGACATACTTTGAGTAGATGGCATACATCTTTGAGCCAGCCCACTCGACAGGCTGCTGAAGCCAGTCGGGAACAACACCCTGATTACCTTGCTGAGTAGCCTGATTGGTGATCGAAGCACGGAGCTGGGACTCATAGGTGTTCTGGAGCTGCTGAGCTGACTGCTGGCCAGGGATCGGCGTGGTCAATTTAGCCTCCAGGGTTGTATGGCGGGAGCTGGCTCCCGAACACACTGGAAGCTATAGCATTCTGAGCATTGCGAGTCATTGGAATGGAGGCGAGATCATGTGCTACTCGTGGAGTCTGAAAGGTCAGTGAAGCGAGCGAGCCAAGCTCGTCAGCCCACTGCCCAGGATACAGATAAGGTGGAGACTGCTCAGCCATTGGATGCCGCCTTCACATTCCTGACCAGGTTGCGCAGTGCCCAAGAGGCATTGTTCTGATTGGCCATGAACTGAAGCACTGGCAGATATGACTGAAGGTTCTTCACATCCTGATTGGACTGATTGGGGAGTCCCAGACTGGCGAGTCCAGGCCCTGCACCGCTAGCAGCTCCGCTAGTGACTGGTTCTCCAGGCCGCTGAGTGCCAGCTGACATAGGAATGACTGACGGCCCCCCACTGGGGGCCTGTCCCGAATCCCCAGCCATTGGCGCACCCTGCTGCTGAGCCTGATACGCCTGCTGCTCGCCGTAGTCTGCATTGGGGAGATCCTGAGTCTTCTGTACATCACCGATATCGGTGCGCTTTGAGAGCGCACCTGGACCTGAGACCTGGTTACTTGCCACTCATGATCTCCTTGAACTTGCGGTCAACTTCACGCTGCATCTGATGCTGGAGTGCCATCACGGCACCAGCACCAAAGGCGTTGCTGACTCCATCGAAGAACTGTGCTGTGATATTAAGGCCGAGTCCGATGAAGGACCACTTGTCATAACGTGCTGGTTTGTATTCGACAACGAAATCAAAGCCTTCATCGTCCACGGCCCTACCTCACTTAGCGAAAGATCCGCCACCCATGGTGAGCGGAGTATCAACCTGGATAGTGCTGTTCGGCGCGATAGACGGCGATGGGGAATTGGCCCGAGAAGCACCACGCTGAGAGGTGGACTCCAGCGGAGGGGCGATGTGTGGAGCAAGCATGGCACCCTTCAGGGACGACCATGCACCCTCGGGACCGTGGTTAGGAAACATTCCGTCAGACATTAGTCTTCCTTCGGTTAGTGCGAGGCTTGGCCTCAACTTGAATCACCGCACCATGAGGGAACGGTGTATCCTCGGTGGGCTGGATCTCCAGCTCGCCACAGCGACCACAGCGGAGATCATCCCCTGGGTCCTGTGGATACTTGTGAAGCTCGCCGGTATGGCAGAACTTACAAATGCCACCGACATAGACTGGTGTGAAACTATCACTCATCCCGCAGGACCCCTTCGGTTAATGGTTACTCCCATGTTGGGATTGCCACTCGAAGACATTCCTGCAAGGAGTGACATCAGATCTGCACGGCCGCCAGGACCACGACCAGCCTGCCCCGGCGCGGTGCCCTGAGGCAGTCCTGACTGCTCGAAACCAGGCGGCAGGGCTCCAGGTCCACCCTGTCCCTGATCGGCCCCCTGAGGGCCCGTAGAAGGCTGTCCTGGCGGTGCTGGTGCTGTCTTTGGTGTGAACGCTGCGAGGATCGCCTCATGCAGAGGCTCACCCTTCTCGCGAAGCTTGATGATCTGAGCAGCCTCGGTGAGCATCTGCACTGGATCGCCTCCCTGAGAGGCGACTAGTCCAAGCTGCTGCATGTAGGCCATGACGCCCTGCTTGAGGGAATCACTCAGCTGCTCATTGTCGATCTGCGTTTGCAGCTGCACAATGTCGATGTCCATCGGGAGTTGACGCTGTACAAAGTCGCGAGACACAAGCTGATCTCCACGGAGCTGGAGGAGAGCGACGATAGCTCGCGCTGGGTCCTGGCCCGCAGCAAATCCATAGGTGATATCGACTGTATGAACACCCTTGATGTCCTTCCGTGGAATGTAGGATTCTTCGAATGGTGTTCCGTTGACCATACCACGGATCGTCTTCAGCTCATTGGGCCAAAGCTTCTCGTCCATCTCAAAGGCAAGCTCGACAGCCACACGCAGTGCTTCGGATGCAACCTGCTGGCCAGTGGTGATGACCATGTTGAAACTACCCATGAGGGCCTGGACACCCTTGCCAGTGATGATACTGGCATCGATGGAACCAGAACGCGCCTCGTTGTAACGAGTCGCCTTCATCAGTTCCTGCTCATGAAGCTGTTCCTGCTGGAACGCATACTGAGGCATGTCACGGTTGATGTACTTGACCTTGTCAGGACTGTCAGTCCTGATGATCGCGTCATCACCGAAGGTCATACGCTGTACATCACGAGGAACAGCGAGAGGTGCACGTACAGCCTTCTCCGTGGCCTCAAGGCCAAGGAGAGCCATCCGACCCTTTGCTAGCTGAACCCAGACGGCATCATCGAATGCACCACGGATCTCACGGTCAAAGCCAGGGCGAGTACCGATGGAGATGGTGACCTTGCCCATGGGATTCGGCATGTCACTGATGACAGAGTCAGAGTGGCCAGGGAGATACATGATGATCTGATCAGCGTCAATGTACTTGGCAATCTCGATCTCTCGGGACTCCCAGGAGCCGTCGTTGCCGCCGTTGTTGCCAACCAGAGTTCGCTTCAGCGCTGGATACTTAGCTACAAGGGTGATCGCCTCTTCATACCACACCTTGGTGTAGGACTTCAGACGCCCGAACAGGTCGAACTCAGGATAGACACCGATAGGGTTCTCGACCCTGATAACTGGCATCTTGGCATCAAAGTCCGGCTCTACACAGTAGATGCCCATGCCGTAGGAGTTGTAGCTGTCGCACCACTCAACCTGCTTGCCAGAAGGCAAGCCGGAACGCTGTACCCAGTAGTGTGCAATCTTGGTTCGCTTCGCGGAGAACTTCTTGGCAGCAGCGGAAGTGATGACACCGGAGGAGCAGTTGACCGAAGGCATCACACCCATGGTCTCCGCAATGTCACGTGCGGTCGTGTCGATCAGGTTTGCCACGATGGGCTTAGGCCACGCATCAGGCATAGCACCCGGCATGATGGTGTCTACGTCGCCAGACCTGATATCACGCAGATCCTTGTTGCGCTGGTCCCTCGACCGTGCGGCAAACCTCAGCTTGGTAACCTTGTTGGATACCTGATTGATGCTGAGGGCCATGTGCAATCCTTACTTGCCGGTCAGGAGATCCTGATAGTCGGCATAGGAAACAGTGAACGGACCAGGAACGCCCTTCGAAGTCAGCTTGGCCTCATCCTCGGGGGACTTGATGTGGAGCAGCTTCCGAGGCGCAGTGTCGAGGACCAGGAAGTCACCAGGCCAAGCGGCTCCCTTGGGGGTCGCCTTGTCAGTCTTGTCAACAGTGATGATCAGCATGTCGGGAACCTTAGTTGAAGTAGTAGCCGGGGGAACAGGCTTGGCAGGAGTGATCGGACTGGGATACTGGCCGAAGTCTGGAGTATCGGCATAGTCAACATCGGCACCACCGCTGAGGACGGTTCCACCAGTCTGACGGATGTCAGCATAGGGAGACCAGTGCCCATTGGACCAGGCTACTGTCTGCCAGAGGAAACCGTATCCGGCCGCATGAGCGGCCTGGATAATCTTGTAACCACCATAGATGCCGACAAGCTTCTTGTTGATGACTGAGGTGACACCGTCGAAGTAGGCTGAGACTTTGTCCCAGGTGGTGTCCAGGTCTACAGCGAAGTAGATTACGTGATCTCCAGGAAGACCAACAGTCTTCCTGTTCGTGACTGCAAGTTCGGCATCCTTGATACCCTGCGACCTGCCCTTGGTGGCATTGCCAGCAGACCCCTCGAACACGGTCACAATACCCAGCTTGGCAGCCGCATAGGCTGCAACCTCAGCCTTAGTAATGTTCTTGGTGGGATCTGGGCTGAAGTAGCGAGCTACCCACTTTGCACCAGTCGCCTTGATCCCGTCCACGTCGGGACGGGCCCATGCGATGTCAATACCCTTGACGGTCATTAGTCCCATCCTAGTTCGCCACGAGCCATCTGAGACTGGGCATAGTAGTCAAGGTCAACAGTCATGACCTTCTCTCTGTCACGCAGAGAATGGTAAGGGTTGGCTACGTTGAACATGGTGTCGTTCTCGTCAACCAGTTCACGTGCTCGGATCTCAGCAAACCAGAGAGCCATGACAAGGTCGGTCTTGCCCTTGGTCTCCGGAAACCATGTAGTCAGCTGTTCAATGAGTGCCTTCACTCCCTCCGACCCCGAACGGGTCGGGAGATGAATCAGGTTCTGACCAACCTCATGGGCATCGAACAGCATGCTCATGCTTGCCACACCGAAATCGACATCCCACTTGTTCTTGCCAGTGAAGTGCTCCTTCAGGAGGCAACCTCTACTACCAAGGAACTGCTTGATATCACGGTTCTGTGTGACCATGAGGTTCATGGCGTTCTTCTCGATGCGCCACTCGTTGATCCTGTACCTGACGGTCAGTTCCTTGATCTTGTCAAAGATGTCATCAGGCTTGCAGTGCGACTTGGTCCATGCGTCGATGACCCATCGGACACCAGTGTATCTGTCAACAGCCATAACGATCGCTGCACTGTGACCAGTCATTGCGGGATCGAACCCGCCGATGATGTAGCAACCTTCCATGCCATGTGCACGGTGCCCTGGGGCACCGCCTACGAGAGGGCCGGGCTGGCGCATCCCATCAACGCATCCCACCACCTTCGCAACCGGGAAAATCGCATCCTCTACCACCTGATCCTGCATATAGACCATAGCCCAGTTGCGAGGGCTCATCTTGCTGCGCTTCTTGGAAAGCGCAGGACCATGCCACATGTCGTACAGACCATCAGCGCCCTGTACGGTGTTCTTCCTTGCATTGAGCGAGACTGGAGGCCGGTTAGTCTTTGGCCACAGCGTCACCCAGTCCTCAGGCTTGTCAGCGAACTCAAGCACAGCAGGCTGAGTCAGGTAAGTCCAAGGGGCCTCATCATCATCGGCATAATACTCGGGCTTCTGGATCTCACTGTAGAGATCAACAGGCTGCAACCGAGTGCCCACCAGAAGGAGCTTGCCGCTAGGGATGGCGATACGAGACTGAATCTCATTCTGAATCCAGTCGATCTGCTTGTCATAGTCATGGGCATTGCCCATGTCCACACAGTCATCCATGATGATGAGGTCAGCGCGAGATCCGTAGATCTGACCACGGATACCTACAGCACGAACCGTAGGAGAGGGCTCACCAGAGTCACGACTGTCACCAGAGACATAGATCTCATTGGCAGTCCAACCTGCTGAGTTTGCATCGAAGCCACCTGGAGGGGCGAAGTCCTGCTGAAGCTTGGAGTAGGCACTGGAGGTTCCAGTAAGGCGGTCCTTGATGGCCCGCAGGAATCGCTTTGCCATGTCCTGAGTCTTGGACACGATGATGATACGGATGTTCGGGTCTTCGCAGATCCGATACGTCACATAGTTGATCGTGATCGTGGTGGACTTGGCGTGCTCCGGTGGAGTGTTGACGATGATGACCTCAGGCTCACCCTTGCGGTATGTCTGGTTCGGGTGAAGGTTCCTAGGCTCACGATCCTCAAGAAGGTCGATCCACTGGAGGTGATGATTGAACAGCACAGTGTCGAGATAGTCCCGGCAGAACTCCTCAAAGGTAGGCATACCTTCAGATCGTCCCTCAGTGGGATTCATGGCAATGTGCTTGAGCAGGTCCATCTGCTCACGGAAGTTCGCATCTGACTTACGCCAGTATTCGTACGTCTTGTAGTGCAGACCAAGGTCTTCCATAGCGCGAGCTACTGGAATGCCCTTCTTGCGATAATCAAGAACGATCTGCTTGTTACGACCTGCCTGCTGGGTTGAGCCCTTCTTGCCAATGTCTCGACCAGATACCTGACGAGTGTTGTTCTTGTACTTGCCCTCAGGGGCAAGAGCACGTTTCGTTACCATGTCTGACTCCCATTGCCATTAGTGTGCACTAGTTGCCAAAGAGCGAAGCTCGGCAGTGTATGCACAAGCGATGGCAGTAACCGGAACAAGAACTATCCGGGGGAATGATTCCCAAATGAAAGAAGGGACCATGAGAGGAGCCCCTTAGGGCTCCCTACCATGCTGAGAATATGGTACGGATAATACCTTATCAGCCCGGATTATAATGCTATATGTAGCAGCCCCTTAAGGGCTGCATTATATGATGATACATTTCTATATATATTGGGAATCCTAAGGGATTCCCATACAGTATAACACCAGTGTAATTGTTTATCACTTAACCCATTTCCTAGGGGAAATGGATTATATCGTTCAATGCATTGTTACGAATTCACAAGATGTACTAGGTTAATGTATAGTAGTATATATACAAGATCTTGTTATCACCCTGTCTAAGTGGTGTTCCGGGACCTTCTGCAACAGCTCCAGGGAAAATTTTACCTTCAATGTGACGAACATCACACTCCTGGAGGGTCATATGAAGATCATCTACACTCTACGTAACCAGTCATAATCAAAATGTAATACCCTCCCAGGGGACAGTTTATCCTGAGAAATTAAATTAGACTCACGAGTCCGAGTCCGATCGGAGTTTAAAAATGCCCGGGTTTGTCCTAGTTTGGTCGCGATTATATGTACACACATGGAATGAATTGCAAAGGCATTGGAATGTGTGCAAACAATAGCCATGCATAGGCATTCTCTGTGCGTGCACTAATGAATGTGAATAGATATGAATTGATTCGTATGTATATGCATGCGTGTGCATTGATATGCTGAGCAGATGATTGATATGGTCAAGCTTCATTCACATATGTGAACGACAATCATGTATGGGAACCGTGCGTGCACCACCTAGCCCATGGTCACAGTCCGGCAACAGCACTGGACATGCACTCACCACATGTGCTAGCACGCGCAGGCGTGCTCATCTATGGACACGTGCACTGATCACCGCTACCATCACGTGACCTGTCCGTGTCCTTGCCGTGCTGTACCCGCGCGTCTGACACGAGGATGGTTGTCATCAGAAGGAAGCACGGCGAACACAGCGAACGGTGATCAGCCGCAAGACAGAGGGTTGACTTACTCAGTAACGGTGTGCCAAGCTTTCCTCACCGCCCCACAAGATCGCAGCAAGGCTCACTCGCTAACGGCTTCGGCCGGAGTGACCAACTGAGTGAATGAGGGGCACGGGCAGGACAGTGAGATCAGTTGCCACGGTAGGCCATACAGCGCCAAAGGGTAATTCCCGCGGAAGTGCGTCAGTCGAATCGTGGAACCCTCCGAATCTGCCTCAGGTGGTCCATTGGTCCACATGGGATATGAAGCTGGGCAGTTCCTGTGTCCACCGGCTCTCATGTGCATTCCATAATCACCTGGCAGCTTGACAGCAACACCAAACACTGCAAGACTCGCATCACAGCAAGCCACTGGGGCCACGGAACACAGCGAACCTTAAGCGACTGTGTATACGATCCGGATGGACTGCACCTTGAGAACTCAATAATGAGCAGCTAGTCATCAATCATCCGTGCCCCTTGTGGGGGCACGCAATGAGTGTGACAGAGCCGAAAACCTCAACTGGCCACACGGTCAGCGGCAGAGTAGGCGAACCACTCTAGGTGACTAGTATTCTCTCTCTTTCCCTGCAAGGGGGATGAGCAGACAGCGAGATCGACTCACCAGTGTGAATCAGTTGTCACCTCTCAACGATGTGGCATAGGAGAATCCTGGTGGGAGTCGCAAGACTCAAGAGGCATGAATCACTGTCCGTTCTTCCTCCGGACCACTCAAACGTGTGTGTTGAGTGGTTGGGGAGAGATGATGAAGTACACAATCAACTGGTCCAAGGGTGGCTACAGCCACACGGTGTACAGTGACAGCTGCAACGGTGCTGTGCATGCTGCTGAGGCCATTTCCAAGGACACTCGTGTCGTCGCAGTCAACACTGAGACGGGCGCTGAGCGCCTGTACGTTGACGGCCTGATGCAGTGGACGGACAGTGATTTCCTGTGACTATCGTGTATTACGGTGGACGTGAACAGCATCTCGGCAGTGAGCAACTGTACCGGCATGTGAAGGCTATCGACGCCTACAACAGGACCGGCAAGGGTGTGATGGACATCACTGATGATGTCGCACAGACCATCGCTGCGATGTGGCACTCGCCCAATGGCGAGTCAACCTGGCTGAGCACCCGTGGCATTGTCACGGAAGCCATGACCATCGGTGACTTCTGCACTGAGAAGGAATACAGTGAGCTGTCCACTGAGGACACGCTGCTGATTGACTATCTTCAGAGCTACATCGAGAACAAGCAGGAGCGGGCATGAGCAGGACTGTACTGTTTGTGCATCACTGCGACCGGTGTGGGGTGGAGTTCGACCCCAATCCCCACTGGAACACCCCCATGATCGCTTCGCTGAGTTACATGGTGAAGCGCAACGGCAGTGGCACCAAGATTCATGGTGAAGAGAAGGAATTCTGTCAGGACTGCTCTGGCAAGTTCCTCAAGTTCATGAAGAGTAAGCTTGAAGTGTAGGTGAACAGCATGGTTCACACAATGTGTGAGCTGTGTGGTCTACCTAGACCAATCACAAGGGAGAGAGAAATGAACAAGGACATTGCTGGCCGTTGGGTTGCCGCTCTCAGGAGCGGCGAATACCAGCAGGGTACCACCGAGCTGGAAAACATCTCGTTCGTGGACGGCAAGAGCACGTTCTGCTGTCTCGGCGTGCTGTCGCACATCGCCTACAGTGAGGGTGTGTGCGATCGGTCGGAAACCGATCGCGGCTACGCTCGCTACACCGACACTTTCGAGGAGTGGCAGTCATCCATCCTGCCCGTGCCCGTTCGCATCTGGTCGGGTATGCATGACCAGTACGGCACCCTGATCGAGGGTGACAGTCGATCGCTCACCGCCATGAACGATGGTGGTGAAGAGTGGGACAAGGAGGCGCACGAGTACGTCATGCTCGGACCCCTGTCCTTCGCTGAGATCGCCGACTATATCGAGGCGAACTGGGAACAGCTGTAGTACATGACCACCTATGGTGCTCAGCCTAAGCTGAGCATTGTAGCGGCATCATGTGCCGGACGATGAAGGCTGTAGGTTTGTTCTCAAACCTACTCCAATTGCTTTCAGGTAAAGCAATTAGGGAGAGAGAAATGGCCGAAGGGTATATCCCCATCAAGGCAGAGGATCTTCACCCCGGATACGTGGTGCTGATTCCTCCGGCCAGTGGTAGGCACCGCACTCGCGGTGCCATTGATGGGTCATCTCACATGACTGTTCGTGAGGTGACCATCGATACCGCTGGGCTGGGGTATGTCGAGGTCACGTTCACTGACTGTTCCATGGTCGTGCGACGTGACCTCAGGGTGAACGTGGTGGTCCACCGGTGATAACACGTTCGATGGTCACCCTGGGCAAGCGATGCAACAACGACAAGCGTTGGGTCACCATGAAGGTTGGTGGTCAACGTATTGGTGTCATCGTAAAGTCCAGGAAAAGAAGCACTGAGTATCTGTGGCGTGAACTGGGCTTCGACACAAAGTGGAGCCGTGCCAGCGGCGACAGTGAGGCGCTTGCACGCCTCCTTCTCCGAATCAATGGGGGACACAGTGGATGAGTTCATCAAGGTTGTTTCTGACGACCTTGAGAGCGTTGAGGCAGCAGAGAAGAAACTCAAGCTGTTGCGTGCTATCCTCATTCGTGAGGGCAAGGATGAGATCTTCGAACTGAAGATCCAGCCCAACGACTTCAAGCGAGGCAAGCACTTGATCGCGCTGTACAAGCGCTAGGTGAACAGCATGGTTCACACAATGTGTGAGCTGTGTGGTCTACCTAGACCAATCAGGTTTCTGCTGCCTCGGCGTGCTGTCGCACATGGCCATGCAGGAAGGTGTGTGCGAGCGTCGTGTGCTGGCTAACGACTGGGAAGCATCGTACGGCAACGAGGGTGAGGAAAGCCGCACTGGCCTCATTCCGCTGAGTGTCCAGACGTGGTCTGGACTCAAGAGCGACGAGGGTGTATTCATGCACCCTGACGGGGATCCCGGGAGCCTGGCCAGCCTGAACGACTACGGCAGCTCGTTCGAGTACATCGCTGACATGATCGAGGAATTCTGGGAGAGTCTGTAAAACCCAATGCATGAGTATGGTGCAGGGCCTTGAGCCCTGCGCTGTATCCTTACATTGGTAAGGATAACTAAGGGAGAGAGCTGTGGAGTTTGCTCCGCAAACCCACGGCCATTCCTTTCATTGAAAGGAATTGGAATGACTGACATCGACGTGGCAGCTCTGCGCGCTCAGATTGAGGAGGAGTTGCGTGCCAAGATCGAGCAGGAGTTCGAGGACCGTGCATCTCAGGCGATGTCCATAACGGACATCTGCACTGAGCGTAACAGCGTGGTGACGACCGTTCAGAAGATCCTTGACGCTGCTGGCGTCAAGTCCATCAACGGGAACAGTCGCTTCAAGCTGTACGACCGTGGCGAGGTCATGCGTGCCATGATTCACAAGGACCGTCACCTGCTGGCCTACTACGGTCTGCTTCAGCAGGTTCAGGAGAAGAACGGTCTGCCTGTCACCCCGGACCCCGTCAAGGAGCCCGCTAAGTAGAACTGAAGCGTGAGAGTGATCGAGCTGCATTGGCAGCTCGGTTGCTTCCTCATTTCAGTGTGATCTGAGGAGACTGGGAGAGAGAAATGAACAAAGACATTGCTGACCGTTGGGTTGCCGCTCTCAGGAGCGGTAAGTATGCCCAGACGCGTGGCTGCCTGGAGGTGGTCAAGGAGGAGGATGACACCCCTGTCGGTTTCTGCTGCCTCGGCGTGCTGTCGTGCCTTGCCGTCGAAGGGGGCATTGTTGAGCGGACAATCGATGAGCGTGGAGTCGCCGCAAGCTTCCACCCCAAGAACAGCGACCCGTACTATGGGTCGATCTCCTTCCTGCCTGGTGTCGTTCGAGACTGGGCAGGAATCAATAGCGATGACGGCAGGTTCGGCGGGGTGAATGACAGCCTCACCAGAATGAACGATGGTGAGAAAGAGCTTGACGGTACCATCGTCAACCAGAAGTCCTTCGCTGAGATCGCCGACTTCATCGAGCAGAACTACATGAGTCTGTAAAACCCAATGCATGAGTATGGTGCAGGGCTCAAGGCCCTGCGCTGTATCCTTACATTGGTAAGGAAGAACAAAGGGAGAGAGAAATGAACATAGAGCGGATCGAGAAGGCTGCTGCTTTCCTGGAGCGGAGACTATACCTCAGCCTCCAACATCCTGACTGGTGAGCCTGGCTGGGACTACAGCGCCTTCAATGGCTACAAAAAGGAGTGGGAGAAGTATCTCATCTCCGAGAAGGACATCTGGGAGAGCAGCACTGGCCGTCAGGTTGTCATCGATCATGAGCTTGTGATGGAGGGCAAAGCCTACACTGTTTTCCATGCACTGAACACTAGCGCTGCTAGCATGTCCACCAAGGTCGCATTCCTGGGTATCTACAGCAAGCTTCCGCCGAAGCCCAAGTACATCGACGGACGGCTGTACATCAGTGAGGACGGTAAGACTGTCCTCATGTACGCTGAGAAGGCTGGGAACAGCAATCACCCCGGCTTCCACCGTCTCAACAAGGACGGTAAGGAGTACCTGGGGTTGGTTGGTCACGGCAGCGTACCCTACTATGAGGAGGAGTACGGCAAGCTGACCGAAATCAAGGCCAGCACCTACGGTGCCAGTGACAAGCTGGTGCAAGCTTCATTCGTCTGATGCATGAGTATGGTGCAGGGCTTAAGGCCCTGCGCTGTATCCTTACATCAGAGAGATGTATGGAATCAAGGGAGAGAGCTGTGGAGTTTGCTCCGCAAACCCACGGCCATTCCTTTCATTGAAAGGAATTGGAATGACTGAGTTCAACCGGCCCAATGTCCTGCGCGTGCTAGCTGACGTGCTGGAGGAGGAGGCTGGAAACGACGCTGCGAAGGTTGCCGGTTTCAACATGGCCTCCTTTGTGAAGACCCCTCAGGCTGGCTCATTCCGAGAGGATGAGACTGAGATGGTCCTGGAGTCGGGCATGAGCCCGACCCTCTGTGGTACTCAGCTGTGTGTGGCTGGGTTCGCCACGCTGGCGCGGGGCTGGAAGTTCAAGTTCACCAAGCGCACTCCATACATGTATGGCGACTACTTTCTCACCAACACCACTTACATCAACCCTCAGGGGGTTGAGCAGAATGGTGAGCCGGACTGGGAGCTTGAGGGACGCCTGCACATGGGCATCTCCTCAACCAGCGCTGCCTATCTCTTCTATGCCACATTCGACGATGGCGAGACTGCCATCGAGATGCTGGAGGAGATGGTCAGGCTGAACCGTGACCTCACCCATGAGGAGATCTCAGAAATCAACATCGCCGGTCGCAAGCGTGCCGATCCTAGCTATGGGGAGCCGTACGACTACCCTGACGAGGATGAGGATGAGTATGAGGACAGCGATTACTGCTGCTCCTACTGCAATCCCTGATGCATGAGCATGGTTCAGCGCCCTTAGGCGCTGGGCTGTGTCCCTACATCAGAGAGATGTACGGAAGAGATACTGGGAGAGAGAATGACTGACGCTCAAGAGGGTATCGTCACCTTCAAGCCGACTCCTCAGGTTGCCCGTCTGCGTGTTCTGGCGGACATCCTTGAGGAGAAGGAGAAGGCCGAAACGCTCAAGATCAAGTCTGCCTTCTACATGGGCGACTGGATGTCTGTGCCGCTGTGGTACGGTCCTGACAATGGGAGCGATGACAAGACCGTTTTCGAGGGTGAGGAGTTCATCCTCAAGACTGCTTCTCAGGCTTCAGAGTGTGGTACTCAGCTGTGTGTGGCTGGGTTTGCCACCCTGGAGGCTGGCTACAGCGTCAAGTACGCCAAGGCTAAGCAGGAGATGTATGGTGGGCACATTTCCCACTACATCAGTGCGACATACTTCGACCCGAAGGGTGAAGCCCTTCCCAAGGGCGTTCGGCCTTCCTGGGAGCTGATCGGTGCCGAGGTGCTTGGCCTGAACCCGTATCACGCTCACGTGCTGTTCTTCAGCACGGAGGACGATGGCGAGCAGGCCATCGAAATCCTCACCAAGCTTGCGCTTGGCGTCGAGATCACTGACGATGAGTGGCTTCAGTACAAGCGGAACCACAACATCGACAACATGTACGAGGGGTACGCGGAGGCCGACTGGAGTGGTCCGTACGCTGGTGACCGTTATGCTTGTCAGCGGGACTGGGAGGAGAACGGTGACGAGGAGGACTGGGAGGAGAGGTGCAACTGCGGTTGCATGGATGACTAGTAGGTAAAAGTTCCAGCGTCTTCGGACGCTGGGCTTTAAGTCAGGCTGTCTAATGCAATCCGGCTGGTCAAGAGAAGGTTCTCTCCCGTCTCTTGACTCAGTTCGCTCAGATTGAGCGAACGTCTCCCCGGGGAGTAAAGGGACAGCCTGGCCTATGGCTCAGCGAAAGGAGGATAATGGCAGTACCTGTTAAAGAGATTAACCTGGTGGTTAAGGTACTGAACGATCCCGAGTTCGACGGTTGGACGGAGAAGGATCTAGCCACCAAAATCGTCGAGGCGATTAACCAAGAGAGAGAGAACACTAAACGATTCGTCGTTGTCGCTTCGCTGAAGTGGCCCCACGACGATGACCACCACATGTGGGCTGCTGGTCCGTTTAACACGGAACGACAAGCCGAACAGGTTGGTGAAAAGTTCTCTCATGACCCTTATACGAAACGTGGCGAGGGCAGGTGGAAAGTCGTTCCGATCCTTTCTCCGGCTGTCAATCCGGCACGTACAGCCTGGGACACCATTCGTCCTGCTGTCAGCGGTGAGCCCTGCTGTTCCCTGCATCACGGCTGGATCAAGGATGACCTTGACCGGTGGACATGGCTCCGGCCCCCAGGAGGGGCCGATCACTGGAGAGAAGGTTGGTAATGTCCATCACTGGACTCTGGCAGAAGATGAAGTGTGGTACCTGCCTCCATACGAGGCAAGACCATCTCACCAAGCACATCAGGAACATTCCCCATCAGGGTGGCTGTCGTCAGCTCACCTGCCGCTGCACCAAGTACCAGGAAGTTGAGAGCATTGGGAATCAAGATCACACTGAAGAGTGATGCGCCGAAGTCGATGCACTGCGCTAACTGTGGCCATGCCGACTATGAGCACAAGCGTCGCGGAGTTCTCACTCCCGGCAGGGAGTGCAACGACTGTCCTTGCCAGTTCTACCGTGAGCACTGACCAATGAGCATTGTCTCTCTGTACTGCTACGTTGGTCTTGGCATGTTCATTGGCGCACTTGTGTGCGCCGTACTGGTGGTCATTGATGGAAACAGGACTGATCAATGAAGGTAGATGAGCTTCAGATAGGCAAGACCTACCATCCCACTGGCATGGCGTTCGGCCCGAATGAACGTCGCACTGTTGTGTTCAAGGGCAGCAGCCTTACTGTTGCCACCAATGAGCATGGTAATGAGATGGTCATCCGTCACAACACTCCAAACGATTCGGTTGACTATATCGAGGTGAAGAAGTTCTTCCAGGTCGCTGGAGAGTACATGTACGGGGACAGCAGCTTCAGGTACAAGATCATCGAAGTCAATAATGACAGGCGACTCGCTGCCGCTTCTGTCCATGATATTGATGGACGCATCACCCGCTACTGCGGATTCTCCTCCACCCAGTTCGACGCTATGTCCAAGGTCAACTGATGGTCGAACCCCGAGTGAAGCTCAGGTTCGCGATCGACCATGGAAACTGGGCTGCTAACCTGCTGGACAAGTGTGACTACGAGATTGTCTACCTTGACCCAAACCTGTACTCGTACGATCAGCGATGGGTTGTACGCGTCTTTCGTAAAGGTAATGAGTGGCTGGAGCTTTGGTGTGATGAAGACTTCAGCAACAAGACCCTGATCGAGCTTTGATAGTGGAGCAGGGGCTAAGGCCCCTGCCTCGCTACCTCACTTCAATGAGGACTATGCCCATTCAAATCCCTTGCCATACACCCAGTAGATGTCAGCATCTAGCTGATCCCCCTGGCTGTCAGCCATGGTGAACACCTTCACCTTCCGGGTGCTGTCGTAGGCGGAATAGGTTGACAGGGGATTCGTCACAAGGTGAACCCTGTTGTCCTTCATCTTGTATGTCAGCTCAAGCAGGACGCGACGGACACGATCATCAAAGTCAGCCTTGGCCTTGACGGCAAGAGCCTTCTTGTCCCTCTCTCCCTGCTTGCGTCGCTCCTCGATAGTGGCAGCCAACTGGTCTGCCTGATCCTGACGCTTGCGACGTGCAGCACGGACACGCTGACGGATAGCGTGAGCCTCCGCAAGCTGCTTGGTTTCCTCTTCAGTAAAGTAGACCTGTTCGGTCATCTGTCATCCTTCATAGAGATGGCTCTGTGCGGCCCTGGAGGCCGCATTGGACTGTACTGTACGCCTCTCTGGTACCTCTACATCAGACGGCCCTGAGAGGAGCTTAGACAGGGCCCTGACGGCCCTGTTGATAGTAGTGGGAACGCTGTTGAGACTGATCTCCAGCATGTCCGCCACTTCCTGACTATCATACCCGTACTTGAAGACGCCTACGATGATGTTGTAGTTGCGCTCATCCAGCTTTTCAAGTCCAGCCTTGACATCGATCAGGCTGGTGATCCGATCACCCGTTGCCTCGATCCTCTGGGATCGAATGGTGTTGTGGTAGTCGGTCTGTGAACTTTCCCAGTTCTCATACTCGAACACATCTTCGAGGAGAATCTTCAATTGCTTGACGCTGTAACCGACGAGATCATCAGGAGAGTAGCCGAGCTTTGCAGCCTTCAGACCGTTGGCGTAAGTCATTGCCTTCTGCTTCATCACAAAGGCTAGAGTCCTCTCGCCTCCCTCTTCTGCGTCATAGCGTCGCACGGTTTCCTTGTTCTCAAGGAGCCAGATCCACAGTTCACCTTCAATGTCAGCAGCTTCCGCGTAGCCAGGGAATAGACGTGCAGTATTGGAAGCTGCTGACTTGATGGTGGTCTTAAGTCGCTCAATGTCAATGGTCAAGGTGAAAATTCCTTACATGCTCATCGAAATCCATTCCAATGGTGGAAAGAGTTTCAAATCCGGATTCGTAATATATCCAAGTCCCACAGACCTCACACCTGACGCCCATCTCACTTCGGGCTGAGACCGTTGCGTCCGGAATTACTGGCTCAGTAGAGGTGGCCACGCCAGCGAAACCTTCCATTAGGAGCGGTGATCAGTGTCGGATAGGTGACTCCGTTGTCAATCTCCAGGAGTCCGAATCCCTGACACCAGTTGATGAAGCCGTCCTTGACATAGCCGATCTGCTTAACATCCATGGCGTGACCGACATTCATCCCAAAGAAGTGTGTCTGGTCAAAGCCGACCGCTTGAGCGGTCGTCACCAGGATGGGAGTGTGAGTATGGCCAGTGATGACGCTCATTCCATGCTGCTTGATCCGCTCCAGCTCATACTTGCCAGGAACCGAGCTGTAGGCTCGCTCATGGCCGTGCAGAACAAGCGTATCCGGGGAAAGAAGGAAGGGCCGCCGTTCGTAGGAGATCCCCAGTCCTGGCATCCCCAGCTGCTCGTCCAGCCGAGAGGAGCGAAGCCCTGAAAGGGCGGGAGCGTACTGGTTGACGTACTTCTCGAACCGCTCATCATGGTTGCCAGCCTTGACATGAATCTCAGCGTTGGGACATGCCTTCCTGATCTCAATGAGCATGTCAGTGCAGCCATCAAGGGACGCCTGAAGCGTCCCGGCGTACTCACCATGCTGAGCCTTGGTCCACGACGAGACTTCTGGCAGGTCGATCAGGTCACCGATCTGGACAACCTTGTCAGGCTTATAGCTTCGGGCGACTCTCAGGAGTCGCTTGAAGAAGGCCATATCAGTGTACGGAAACTGAAGATCAGGCCAGACCATCACCCTCTGGGTAGTATTCATGCAGATAGTATAGCACATGGAGGAGTTGTGAACGAAAAACAGATCGACCGCATGTGCAGGAAGAAGACCAGGTACAAGGGCGAACTTGATGCCAAGCTGGGAATCCTCCATGCTGAGAAGTTCAGAGACAATGAGGTTCACAGGTACTACCAATGTCCCATTTGTCACGGTTACCACATTACATCCAAGAAGAGGAGCGGAAGGCGTTGAAGAATTACTTCAAGCGCACATGTCACCTGTGTGACAATGAGATCGATGTTGGTGTTGATGTGGGCAGGTACATGTCACACTACGTACATCTCGGATGCAAGATCGACGAGATCACTCCAACGTCTGTCACTGTGATAGATGGTGAGGTGACTCCAGAGATAATCCCTGCCCAGAGGGGCAGGGAACCTGACCTGATGAAGCAGTTCATCTCGCCGAGACGGAGTAGTCGAGGTGCTGGTCTTGCTCTCCCAGAGCGACAGCGCAACTACAGAGCGGGACTTCCTGAGAACGTTACCAAACTGTAACCTAAAAGTACCATGATCCATTTGACAGCCTTCTGGGCTGTCGTTACACTTAGTCTTATCGGTTTGTGTTGGTGGCCACGACCCCAAGGGAGTGGCCGATACATGATGATGAATGGAACGGCCCCCAAAGGGCCGTAGATAATGACATAAGTGAAAAGGGTTAAGGACAATAATAGGCAGCCTAAGGGCTGCCTTACTTATGTCATGGGTTTAAATCTGTCATCAGTTAATAGAGCCTCCCTAGGGGTCGGCTCTTTCCCCCGGATCGATTTTCCCTTTAAGGGGACATTGGAAACATGGATACAAATGAAATGATTCCAGCCCCTGAGGGCTGGACTAATGATGCTGCTTGTTTGAATAGACCTTATGAATGGTTTGAAATTCCTGACGGTCTTCAGAGTAAAGCATCCGGAACTGCCAGGAAGTTGCTCATGAAAGGGCAGCAAATCTGTCTTTCGTGCCAGGTTAGTGAGCAGTGCGAGGCAACAGCTGGTGAGGAGGAATTCAAATGGACCATTCGTGGCGGTCGATGGCCGACCGGTCTCGCTCTCACTGGCCAGGGCAATCCCAAGCCCATGACTCCGTCAGTCTTTGTCACTGGCTACTGTGATCGTGGACATGACAGAGCTGACGTTGGAGTCCTGTCGGATGGTCGCTGCGTTGCCTGCCGTGAGAACTACCGTGCCCGAGATCTGGAGCGGCAGCGTCTGGCGTACCACGGATTGCCCACGAGAGAGGACCTGAGCGCCCGTGTGCGGGCCGTATGGGAGTACGCTGACCAATGCCCCCAGGGGCATGATTTGGGGCCGGTAGAGGACCGTACAGGGCCGTGGTGTGACACTTGCCCGATCACTCCTCAGGAGCTGAAGCTTCGCAAGGAAGCCACTCGACGCCGCAACAGGAGAGCGGCCAAGAAGGCCGCTGCACAAGCTATAATGTGTGAATGATCCCTAGCCACCTGAGTTACAGCACGCTCACACAGTGGAAGAGTTGCGCCAAGGCTTACGAGCTTGGTAAGATTGTCGAAGCACCAGCGAAACCAGCTGTGTACTTCGCTGGAGGTAGCGCAGTCCATGCAGCCATCGAGGACCATGATCGTGGAGATCGTGTGATGGGCACATGGGAGAGCTACTTCTACCCAGAGATATCCGCTGGAATGGAAGACCATGCGGGAGTATACTGGGACACAACCAAGTGGTTGACCGGTGGTTCGCAGGATAGTCCTGAAACCCCAGAGGACTGGCTTACCATCGGTCCCACTTGTGTTGCCAACTGGATCGAGTTCACCAAGAAGTTTGCGGTAGCCAGTGTTGAACGGGACGTGACAACGTTCCTGCCTGGTTGCCCAGTGCCTATCAAGGGTTTCATTGACAGGGTCGGGGTCCATGAGGACCACGGCAACATGATCGTTGACATCAAGTCAGGTCGCAACAAGCCTAAGGATTCGTTGCAGCTTGGCGTCTATCACGCACTCATGCTTCACAAGGATGGATGGGCACCCGATTGGGGTGCCCACTTCATGGCTCGTGAGGGCAGGATCATCGGTAAGCCAGTTGATCTCAGGGTTTACACACCTGAACACATTGGTAAGATGTTCGGTGACCTGTACCAGGAGATGATTGATGCGGAGAAGGCTGACAATTACCCTCCGAATCGTCAGTTCACATGCAAGTGGTGTACTCAGCAAGACAACTGTCTGACATATAGCGGTCAGACAAAGCAGGCGAAGCACTATGATCCCTACTATCGACAGGGCAGGGTGGCTTTCTGATGGCTCACTATCGAACCATGGTTGATCTGTTCACTGAGGATGACCTCGATGATCCGAGTAGTTTCTTCAGTCAGGCACTGTACTATGGTGACAAGCATCAGGACTTCTGGCTTCAGGCGAATGAGTCAGTGACAGAGATTATCGAAAGGGATTGTGACTAAGTGAGCACGGTAGAGTTCGGGTGGCAGATCCGCCCGTTCGAGTACATTCACCTGTCAGTTGACTCCAGTCAGCTCGACACTGTGAACGATGAACTTCTCGTGAAGCTCGCTGAGATGCACGCAAGTGGTAGTGATACCATTGGTAAGGCGATTCGTCCTACTGCACCTGTCGCCAATCCTCAGCGCACCACGGTAAGCAATGAGACTCCTCAGAGTCTCATTGAGAATGAACTGGGCGGTAAGGTGATCAGTGAGAGTGCACCTGAGCGCCCCTGGGATCGTCCCAAGCCCGCTACTGCGGGCTCTCTGTTCGACTAATCAGAACTAGAAAAGAGAATTGAATGACTGACAGCGTTTCCCTCGGTGGCCAGTTCGAGAAGCTTCCGAAGATTGAGCTGACCAAGGTGGGCGACTTCGTTGACCACTACATCAGTGCAGTCAAGGAGGTTCAGCAGAAGGACCCGGTCTCTAAGATCGCGAAGTTCTGGGCTCCGAAGTACATGGGCAAGAACCGTCCTGTTGGGCAGGACGAGATGGTGCCCGGCAAGGAGAGCGAGTACCGTCCCGTCATGGACATCGTCCTTGAGCTGGATGAGAAGTTCTCCGCGTACTGCACTGGTGACCTGCTCAAGAAGCTGAAGGCTGCTGCTGGTGAGGTTGGCAACAGCATCGACGTTGGTGCCCGTGTCGGTATCCGGCTGGATGACCTGATTCAGGGTCCGGTCGGTTCCCCCAAGAAGATCCACACCGTCAAGTATGTCCCGCCGGTTCCGAGTGTCAAGCTCTAACCGTCGCCCTGAAGGCAAGGATTCCCTTGTCTCCTGCTCCATCCTGGTCGCATCTGCGATCCTTGTTATAGCACTCACAGCATTCGCCATCCTGGCGATCTGAACAGAGGAACACAGAATGACCATGAGTTTGAACTACGTCGATGGTCTCCCTGAGGATGTTGTGGCCCTCATGCAGGACAATGAGGATGATGGCGCGGAACTGTTCCGTGTTGTCGTCGAGTTCACCGAACTGGTGGGCGAGGAGGAGCGCAAGGAAATGCGTCAGTGGCTGTCTCACGGGATCTCCACCGAGCTTGACCTTCGCATCAACGGGTTCGTCAACTTCTTTACCAAGGTCCTCGGCGACATCGGCATCTGACATATTGTGGGGGCGGCCTCGGCCGCCCCTGCTTTGATGGGAGAACAATGAACATTCAGTTCAATCCATCGTCTATTATTGATTTCGATTACTCATGGATTAACAATAGTCTCACGGCTTCCATTGGCGGCAATGACATAATCGAGATCTCTCCCGTCGAACACCATGAGGTTGACTATCTAAAGATCGATATCAGGTTGGATTTCGAAAAATTCATCGCAGTGAAGTTCACTGAGTGGATAACGGAGACGGGACGAACCTATGAATGACGCTGAAACTGTTGACCAGTACGACATGCTCAAGCGTGTGTTCGATGTGCTTGAGATTGCGTATGAAGAGTGGGAAAGTTCGGCTGGCAGTGGTGCCATAAATAATGTTGACAGCCGCGTTCACAAGCAGTCTCTCGACGTGACCATGAAGGGCATGGCTCTTGAGTTCTGGTTCAGTGACGGCAAGTTCAGTCACATCTACAACGAGTAGTGAGGTCTGATTGAAGACTCTACGCAGGAGTGTTGGTCGTGGGCTCGCTGCTGGCGAGCCCCTTCCGTCTCCGTATCCTATCTTCGATGCGGGCCGTGCTCACATCAGGCGTGGCGCACTGACCATGATCGCTGGTCCGCCTGGATCAATGAAGACCATTCTCACTCTCAATATCGTTGAGAAGGTCAACGTTCCCACTCTGTACTTCTCGTCCGACTCCGATGATTTCACCATGGCCAGTCGAGTGCTGGCCATGAAGTCCGGGGAAACGACAGAGACCACGGAGGAGTGGACTCGCTCCAATGTCATTCAGGCTCAGCGTATTCTGAAGTCCTTCGACCACGTGAGGTGGTCGTTCCATTCCAGTCCTTCGCTGGAGCACATGGAACTGAAGGCTGATGCTTACGCTGAGATCAACGGTGAGTATCCTCACCTTGTTGTTATTGACATCCTGATGGATGTTGACTTCGAAGGTGCCGGAGAGCAGAACTACTGGGCTCTCATGGCTGAGCTGAAGGTGCTTGCACGCAAGTGGATGAGCGCCATCCTGGTTGTTCATCACACCAGTGAGAGCGTGAAGGGTGAGCCTTGTCCTCCAAGGTCAGCAATCATGGGCAAGGCGAATCAGTTGCCTGCTCTTATTCTCACTCTGGATGGCAACTCGATTGCTGGATACCTGAATATTGCCATTGTGAAGAACAGGTTCGGCCCTCAGGATCCAACGGGCAAGACCTTCATGAAGATGAGAGCTGAAGCACAGTGCACCAGAATCATGGAGATGGTTGAGTCGGTCGAGGGTAAGGTGTACATTCCATTTCCCGCCAAGGAGATACAATGGGGACCGGCGTAGCCGAGATGATTTTCAAGGAGCCTCCAGAGAACTGGAACCTTGAACAGTTCGACAACTACATTCAGCGTCTCATCGCCCTATATCGTCCTGTTGCCTTCTTCATGAAGATGCAGGATGAGGGTAAGTTCAACATGGCTGAGGCTCTGTTCGAAAAGATCTGGTTGTTCCGTGATGCACGACACGCCAAGTTCCCGAACGCTCGCGACCAGTGGATGCTAGTGGAGGAGTTCTGATGTCTCGATACCGTGAGTGGGATGAGGCCCGTGAGGCTGCCCATGGGGGCAGCGGACCGAAGTGTCCCGAGTGCAATGCGACTTTCACTGATGAGTCTCAGCGGCTCGTCCGACTGTGGGTTGGTTACAAGTGGGCCAAGATTCCCACTCCGATCAAGTCCAAGATCCAGCAGATCCAGTGTCACATCTGCGGTGCGGTAACATTCCCGTGAGTACCAATCGATACATGCACCTGCTTGAGCAGGTGGACAGGTTCTCTTCTGCCATAGCCAAGCATGCTCACCACAACTGCTCATGCGCTGACAACCGGATATGCAAGGATGCAGAGAACACTCTTCGTCTTGCACTGGAGCGCACGCAGAGACAGATCGCCAAGGAGCAAAGTGAATGATGCAGTAGTGTTGTCGCCTGACAATCCTCGTGAGGTCTGCATTGAGCCGAGCTAAGGTGAAGGGCACCGAGGCAGAGACTGACATTGTCAACTTCCTGATCGAAGAGGGATTCGAGTTCGCCGAGAGGCGAACCACCCAGGGCAAGAATGATCGTGGGGACATCAATGTCAGTCCTGATGTGGTGATCGAGGTCAAGAACCAGAAGACCATGACACTGGCTGCCTGGCTTGATGAAGCCATCAAGGAGTCGGAGACGGCAAATGCTTGGCTTGGTGTAACCTGGCACAAGCGCCCAAGGCGCGGGCATCCCCGCGACTGGTATGTTACGATGGATGGTGCACTGTTCACGGCGGTGCTTCAGATGCTGAAGGAAGACGGAAGGATTCGATGACCATTCAGTTTGAGGGTTGGCCCAAGACAACCCGCTTCAAGGATGTTGTGTACACCGAGAAGATCGATGGCACTAATGCAGCAATCGTCATTGATATTGATGGTGACGAATTCGGTGCGCAGTCTCGCAAGCGAATGATCACTCCCGACAACGACAACTACGGTTTTGCTGGCTGGGCGTACAAGAACCAGATCGAATTGTCTGATCTCTTTGGACATGGTCGGTTCTTCGGGGAATGGTGGGGTAAGGGAATCAACCGTGGCTACGGTATTGACGACCGTCGTTTCTCAGTGTTCAACACTGGCCGGTGGGCTGCCGACACTGGCAGCATGGACCCTATCGAGATTGGTGGAGTCCTGGTTGGCCCAGTTCCAGTGCTGGATGTCCACACGCTGGACTTCGACCTGATCGACCATCTGATGCAGGATCTGAGGGATGATGGCTCCAAGGCCGCCCCTGGCTTCATGAAGCCTGAAGGTCTCTGTGTCTATGACACCCAGGCTGGTCGTGTCAAGAAGGTCACCTTCGAGTTCTCGAACGGAAAGTGGGACAAGTGAAGTATCTCAGCGTTGACTACGAAACCTGGGGATCAAGCGTCAATGTTCCCGTCTGGCCTGGAGGCGAGACGGAGAACCTATTCATCAAGTGGAAGGAGTCCGGTCTGGATGAGGACTTCGATACACTCGCTGACTGGATTCGTGACGATGTGGCCGGTGAGATCGAACTCGACATCACCGATGCACGAATCGTCGAGGCAGGCTGAACGGTAGTCGAGGGGAGGACAACGATGATCCTCCCCTCTTCCAGATCTCTCCCATTCTCGTGCACTATGGTGCACAGGAACTTGAGGAGAACCGGGGATGGAAGGCAATACGCTGTCCATTTCACCCGGATCGTGACGCGTCAGCGTCAGTGAGCACGCTGCTTCAACTGTTTGTTTGCCATTCCTGCGGCCTCAAGGGCCGCGCTGAACATCTCATCATGACCAGGGAGGGAGTGTCTTTTGCGGATGCTGTCAGTAGAGCAGAGGCGATTGCTGGAAGAGGCGACCATGGAGTACATGGATCATCTTCACGTCGCTCTGCCGTATCTCGAAAAGCGAGGTATCACGGAGGAAGCCGCAAGGCGCGCCGCCCTGGGAGTCGTCGTAAATCCAGTGAAGGGTCACGAGACTAAGACTGGCAGGCTTGCCATTCCTTATCTCACTGACGCTGGGCCAGTGAACATGACATTCCGTTGCATCGTGGATCATGTCTGCAAGGAGATCTCTGGTCATTCCAAGTATGTTCGCCTCTCTGGATTCGAAACTAACCTTTATGGAGTGCAGTCATACGAGGGCGCAGGTGCCCATATAAGCCTCTGTGAGGGCGAGCTGGATGCCCTGGTACTCCAGATGCTTGGAGAGCCCGCTATGGGCGTTCCAGGGGCCAACAACTGGCAGCCTCACTGGCGTGACATCCTCATGGATTTCAGTCAGGTGTATGTCTTCAGTGATGGTGATGTGCCTGGGCAGGAATTCTTTGAGCATGTTAGAATGAAGTGCGACCAGGCGATCAACGTTCCCATGCCAGACGGTCACGATGTCAACTCAGCATATCTGGCCTATGGGCCAGACTTCCTCTTGAGAAAGATCCGGGAATAGAATGACCTACGCCTATATCGTCGTCAATGGGTATCAGCCCATGGGCACTGATGGTGACTGCATGGAGATCATTGGTGTTGCTCTCAGTGAGAGCAAGGCTGATGACATCCTGACCGAGAAGACCAGTATCCTGAACGGAAACTGGACCGACTTTCACACTGTATTCCAGGCCAACAATCCCGACATGGAATACGATTCCTACTACATCGAGATGCATGAGGTGTCCGAGTGACCACGAAGAAGATCATTCGTGAGGTTGAGTATTACGACAATGAGCCTGGTGAGCTTGCCATGAGCGAGCGAGCCATTCTTACTGCCGTAACTGAGCGCAAGTTCACGTACAGCCAGGAGCTTCACGCCACCATGGGTGAGTTCGAGGATGCCATTCAGGGTGCGGCTGTTCAGTCCATCTATGACATCTTCGACCGCAAGACTGTTGTCCTTGATGACAGTGATGGTGGCTACTTTGCTGTCCCTGGATACAACATCAAGTCGGCTCGGGTCTATGTCATTGACAGTCTGGATGTGTGAGCATGGCACTGCAAGTACCGGACTATCCCGATGGTTATCTGAAGGAACTCTGGTTTGTGATCCAGCGGCGTAAGGCCGCTGGCCTCAAGGTCGATGACACTCAGGAGTCCGAGATCAAGGCCGAGATGATTCACCGAGGATTCATCAAGGAGTGAGATGGGCCTGTTCAGGAAGAACAAGTTCAACGACAACGAGTACATCAAGTTCCGCAATGCCTTCTCTGCTGTGAGTGACTTCAAGCTCATCATTGCTCGTGACCTGATTCGTACCACCAACAGTGGTACGTTCACCATGGAGTACATGCAGGCGGTTGCTGATGAGATGGACGCTCGTGGTCTAAGCAAGGGCACAGGAGCTGAGTAATGGCAGCTAGCGGAATTCGGGTGAAGTTCATCCTGAAGGACGCTGGACGTTTCGCGACCGCGACCTATGAGAATGCAACACCTCAGATGGTCGCGGTCGAGTTGCGTATCAGCACAGCAATCAAGACGGATCAGGGTATGGTTCAGACCAGTGACATCACAGACTTTCAGATTCTCACAGCATGAGCTGTGCAGAAGGGTCATGGTGCCCAGTGTGTGACGACGACAGGGAGAATGACAGCATGGATCAGGACCAGGTAGATGACCTGTGGATTCGCTATCTTGAGGACTGCGACATTCCTCTCGGAGTAAGCCTCGGCGATGAGCCGAGATACATTGATGGCAGCGACACCGAGTTTGCTGTCGAGGCCATCGCCGCTACGATTGATGCAGGCATTCTCTGGCCTCCGATTCTTATGTCTCCTGAAGAGGCTGAGAAGTTCGAGATCAAGATGCCTGGGCCGAAGAAGAAGTTTCTCTGGCTGGGCAAGAGTTACAGTATAGCTAGTTGTTATGGCTGGCGAGTGTTCATGCATCCTCAGCGGTTTGAGGCGAACACTCGCGACGACAGCGAACGCATCACACTGTTTGACGATGGGACATGGAGTTATGGCATCTGGTAATAGAGGTGTAGTCGAGTCTCCCAAGTGTAATCACAGCGATGCTGGTGGGAATCTCATCGTGTGGAGTGACCGCTTTGCGTGCGACGAGCCCTGTGGCGAGTGGCACATCCGCTGCACTCGATGCAACAAGGCAGTCTATGGCTGCATCTTGGAGGGAACAAAGTGAGCTACTACAAGTTCGAAGTACATGGCAACGAGGATGATAATGATCCCGATGTGTCATTCTTCGAGACTGACAGCGAGTCAATGATGGCTGCATCGCACCTGATTGACCTTCTAAATAATCTCGACAATGATGAGCGGATCATTGTGACTGCTCACATCTTCTAGGCAAAACAAAGAAGCCCCCTCCGCAAGGAGGGGGCTATTTGCATTACAGGATCCTATCAGTTCCGAGCCATTTGCTAACGGCGGGAATCTGACTTACCTTTGTCACTATTGCTGCTATTGCTATCGTTCCTGCCCACACACCGGCAGTCGTATCGACCCCCAGCTTGCCCACGAGTTCTGGCACAAAAGGTGCCAGCGCTACCAAGGCCGCGAATGATGTATGGACAGTTCGGGTCCAGGGGATTTTCAACTCGCTGCACTCCAGCTCCTAAGCGTTTTTGCAAAAAACGATGAGACGTGATCTAGTCAGCACTAGACCACTGCCTGATACGTTCGATTTCCACGGCTGTTTCCAGATCAATGATACCACTGACCGACAGTCCGAAGACGTGCTGCATTCCCCGGATGTGCGCTCGCGTGAAGTCGTCCATGATGCCGCTCTCAGGGCAGCGCAATACGCGCTGCACATGCTTCACAGCATCGATGTCGAACTCTCTGGTGGGAGTATGAACGATGTCCCGGTTGAACCATGTGGGCTTTTCCAGCTCCGGAAGGTCTGTCATCAGACCCCCATATGGGAAGCGACAGCCTCAACCCTGGCAGTCAGCGTGGCGATGTCAGCTCGCTGAGTAACAAGGCCCTCAAGGGCCTCTACCTTGGATATGAGCCTGACAATGGCAGCATCCTTCTCCTTCTCCCTGGTTTCCAGTTCGGCAATCCTGGACTGGAGGAGCTGATTGACACTGGCCAGGCTGGATAGTGCGTTCTGTCGGCCAGCCACAGCACCGACGAGGGCACCTACGACGGTGGAGACGAGAGCAATGATGGTCGATGCGGAATCCATTGTTCTCCTAGTCCACCGGAGCGGATGTAGTTGGCGGAAGCGGAGGAACTGTGTCAGCGACGGTTCGAAGGTCGAGCTTGAGGTAGCCACCGTAGTTCTCCTGGTTGGGGCCAGGAGGCCCCAACATAACAAACTGGTAGTTGTCAACGATTACCAGAGTCGAAACGTTATTGACAAGGTCCTGGAAATTCACAGTGTCCTGGCGCTGACACATGGTCCGAATAGCATTAAGCGTATCCAGTGCATACATGTCGTCGCCGAGTGGATTGCCAGCCTTGTCCTGCTCATTGTTGAAGCACAGGAACCACTTACTGATGAGCCTCTGCCTGGTTACACCAGGAAGGGCCTTGATCTGCCAGCCGTTCATCTCAGCACCGAGGGTTGAATCAGTGAGACTGCGATTCAGAATGAACCTCAGCTTTATCCAGTCCTGCTGACCCGGAGGTGTAGGAGTAGCAACATCACCAGAGCCGGGCTCAACAGAGCCCGTATAGGTGATATAACTGGTCTCACCGCCACCATCGTCAATCAGTGAGACTGAGAGGTTTCCCTGGAGTGCAGGTGCACGGACACTGAAATACTTGAACAGCTTAGGCTCAAGGGTATTGAACCTGCACCTACCAGTAATCAGGTATCCAGTGGAGATGAGGTGATTTGCGTGCTCAATCCACAGGAGAGACTGAGTGGAACTATTCGGGATGATGGTAGTGTAAATGATCCTGCCAGTCTGTGAGACTGTCAGATCAAATATGGGCTGTTCAGTGGTTGGTGCATAGTTCCATCGAGTGTAAGCATTTGTGGTGAAACCAGTGACATTGTCAGTATTGACAGTTCCAAGGTCAATGCAGAATGTTCCCCATGCACCATCATGCTGAGGCTGGGAGCTGTAAGTTCCCACATAGGCTAGCGTTCCAGAGAACGCTATACCCCTACATCCATTGGTCTGCCCTGGAATCTTCGGAAAGTTGAAGATCAGTGGACCGTAGCTGATTCCACTGGAACTGGCATTGGCAATGCGAACACCAAGATCAGAGGCAATGACAATGTATGTACCAACGTAGAATGCAATGTCATTGATCTGCTCCCCAAAAGGGAGCTGCGCAATCTCAACCATACCATTGATAGTAGTGGTTGGACTGCTTGAATAGGTTGTCTTGTAGATGTATCCCTGAGCACCATCATTTGCACTGATGTACACAGCATCAGGTCCAGCAGTCATGCTGGTGATGATCTGCCCCTGAGGGGCAACAGCAACCGGGGTCGGAAGTGCAGCCCTTGCACCAGTAGTGTTAAGCTGATACAGGTTTCCACCAGAGGCCAGCAGAAGCTGACCCTTGAGAAATGCGATGGTCTTGGTGAGATGGGTACCATCACCAGCATAGATGTTGGTAGCAGTACCAGCCTCAGTCACGGACCACACACCGTCATTGCCACCAGTGACGCTCTGGTCCTGGTAGACAAACACGACGTTGCCACCCTGCATACCACCACCAGTGTAGGCGATGCCACCAGTGATGCCGAAGTTGTGAGTAGCTTCAGTTGCGAGAGCGGTCGTGTGAGTGATGGTGATATCACTGGCTCCGATGGTCGCCAGATAGACACTGTGTCCACGGGCGATCCACAGACCGTCAGCACCAGCCGAAGTGGTGAAGCCCTGAACGTAACTGTTGTACGAGAACCCTGAATCCAGTGAAGCAGGATACACAGAGGATACGTTAGTCTCCCCAAGGAGACTAATCTGACTGTAGTCACTGAAGGGATCGATACCAAGACTCGTGTCGTACCGAGTGTTCTTGGTCAGCAGGTAGGTGTTCTGAGTGTCGGGGTCCTGATAGACAATCCCAGCACCACCATTGAACTCCGACTGAGACCGAAGCCACCACTGGCTGAGGGAATACTCGCCAGGGTCCTTGTAGTTGTCGAACTGTTCCTTACGCTGTTCCACCGGAGACTCAACGTCTGGACGCTGGTCATTGGTGGCGGACAGGAGAGGATACCCGCCAATGGCGAAGTCATACTCATTGTCCTGAAGCTGATACTGGCCAGCCTGCTGGGCTGTCCTACCCGAAATCTTCTGAGGGATTCGGTTGTTCATGGAATAGAAACCCATGTCCGTCCCTCCTTAGGCGATGCGGGTGAAGGTCATCCAGGAAACATCATTGACTCGCAGCACCGAACCTGCGACGTTGCAGAACCAGAGCAGACCGCCGACACCAGCACCAGTGACGGTGAGGATCGCGGACATGTCGATGACGTGAGCAGTTCCGACAGTGGTCCCGAAGACCGGGGCGATGCCGCTACCTGACTGGGTGTTGAGGTTGGTCACGGTTGGGTCGGCAGGGCCAATGAACGACTGATTGCTAGTGGCACTGATGGTGCCACTACTCATGCCGATCTGCACACCAATACCAGAGCCACCACTGAGGGCCTGATAGGAGATGTGAGCAGTGACCTTCCATGTACCAACACTCAGGGGAGCCTGAAGGTTCGGGTCGATGGTAGCGATCGTGCTGCTTCGAGTACCACTACCAGTCGCCAGAGCAGTGATGCTCCGACCAATACCAGTCATGGTGATGTTGTTGAAGGTGGCATTTCCATTGGCATCAACAGAAGTGTTGGTGACACCATTGAGCTTGCCAGTGAAGTAGTTCGCAGTGCTGCCAGATGGAAGGTCAACCTCAAGGCCACCACCCGAAGTGGTGGTCGGAGTGAGCATGAAGCCATTCGCAGCACCAGTGTACGATGCAGTAAACTGACCGGTGGCAGTGACAGTCAGCCTGTTCGAACCATTATTCTGGAGAACCAGAAGGTTCGATGTAGCAGTTGGAGCAGAAGGATTGACCTGAAGAAAGTTCTGATTGGTATTGTCAGCCGAGGTGAGCAGCAGCGAACCGGTGTTACTCACACCGAGAACGTTGGTGCTAGCCTCATTCTGGATGACCAGGTTAGAAACAGTCTGACCAGTGCTCGCCTGAATAGTAAGAGGGCGAACGCCGATCGGGTTACTGACACCAAGACTGAGACTTGGAATGGTACCACTGAAGCTTGGATTGACAAAGGTCTTGTTGGTCAGAGTCTGAGTATCGGTCGTACCAACGACCGAAGATCCAGCACCAAGACCATGAACACCCATCGAACTGTTTACGTGAGCGTTGTCCTCATTGAAGTCACGAGCAGAGCTGACATGCCGAATGGCAGCACCAACGTTGTGCGATGCAGCAGACGTGCCGTCAACGGCACGAGTCACCGTGAAGACAGAACCTGCGACAGCAGTGACATCACACAGTTCCTCAATACTGTCACCATAGTCAATTGCAATGGTGAATGGAGTATTAACAGGGTAACCGATGGGTGCAGACGCGAGAGGAATAGAGACAGCTGAGCTGCTGATATTACTCTGAAGGGTGTTCGGCTGTGCGACAGAAGAGAAGAAGCGAGACTGAGTCATGAACTGAACACCTGGTATTCGGGGTAAAGGTCCCTGAGGTAGTCCTGCTCCTCATTGAGACGGCGATAGTAAAGATTCCAGAAGTAGTTAGCGGCATTGGTGGCTGCACCAGCAGGCACAAGAGGCGAACGCTCGGTGGATTCAACCGCCTTCTGCTGAAGGCGGGCAGGCTCATAGGCTGCAAGGATGCGAGCTACGGTTCCGTAGACAACCACATCAACAGTTCGGTCGAAGAATCCAGTAGTCGTAGCATAGTCGTCGCTGTTGTTGACAAGGATGTCTGGTGACTTGGTGTACACCATGAGAATGGTTCGACCTGGAACAATGAAGTCCATGATCTGAAGAGACTTGCCAGTAGCTGAACCATCAACGGCAGTGGTTGATGCTTGGGGATTGAATCGCCAGGTCTGAGACGGAAACCATACACGAGAAGGACCGATGGTATCAACAGTCACACGATAGACCTGCTCGACATCAGCGGGAATCGGATACTCGTACCGAGCGGCAACCTTGTTAAACTCGTATGTACTGAACACGTACAGACTTGGATACATTGCCTGAATGGTGTTGTTGATCTCTTCCTTGATCCTGGATCGTGGAAAGTCCGGGTTGGCAATGATGATAGAGTTCGCCGCATGAGCGGCGGCAGTTGTTCCATAGACTCCACGACCGTTGACACCAGCAGCAACCTCAGCAGTGCCGGATTGAATGTCATAGCTTGAGAGAAGCAGAAGCTCGTCTTCAATCTCAGTGACGCCACGAGAGAGTGACTTGGTGGTGGACAGATCAACAGTCATACTGGTGTCAGTTGCCAACATGGGAACGGTCAGCCAGGTGATCTGTTCCTGGTTCTTGGTGTAACCAGCAAGGGTTTGCTTGACCCTGTCGGTGATTTGACTGTATGTCGGCACTGATTATCTCCTAGGCTACCTGAGTCGCGATGATGCTTGCCCCATAGATGGAGCCAGCAGTACCAGCGGCGACAGTCGCAATGACGATGGCAACAGAACCGCCAAGCTGAATCTGATATGGACCGAAGTTGGAGCTTCCAGTACCAGTACCATTGGCGAGACGAGTAGTAGTGCTGCCAGCAGTAAGTGTTAGATTCATCTGGTCGCTTGCGGCGACCGTCCCACCAACAGTGGTGGTCACCCGAATCTCATACAGACCAGCCGGAAGGCTGGCAGATGGAATCTGAGCGATGGTAGCAACAGCACCAGGGCTAGTGACTGGAACTGAGTTGTTAACCGAACTGGTATCGGCGAGCGGGACAGTGACGACATTGCCACTAATGGGACTTGCGGCACTTCCAATATTGGTACCGTCAGGATTGACAGCTACAACGGTTTGTCCTGCGCGAGCTACGGTCATGTAAGGCTCCCGATCACATTCTCAGAGTCGAAAGCTTTCCCAGTTCTCTGGGAGATCTCGACAGCATCACGGATATTCTTGGTCCGGGTGGATGAAGGGTTGATTCCCTGCGCCTTGGCGGCGCGGTACTCATCCAGTTCCTTGTCCCATGCTTTCGATGCAACAAGATTGGCAATGGGTGCGACCTGGAGGTTCTTCGATCGCATGCATTCACCGAAGGTGTAGTGAGACTTGGTGATACATGCGGAAGTGCAGTTCATGCCAGGCTTCTTGTGTCCGTGCAGGATGCTGGCCATCTGCGCCTCCATGGGCGGGCAGTCACGCGCTACATAGGTCACTCGTTCCTCGCGATGGCAGCATTAGCATGCATGACAGCCTCGTCCACCTTGGTCAGAGCAGACGAAAGCTCACGACTGGTCGGACATAGCGAGACAAGGAACTTCGACAGGTCGAGCCCAGCGGCTCGAATCTTCTCGTATCGCTCAGCCTGGTTGCCCTTTGGGGCATGGTAGGTGAAGCGGTTCTCAAGCCCAAGCACATCAGTCATTATCGCCTACAGAGTTGGTCGCATAGATGCCCTGTCGCATCGGATCATGGGCGCACCCCAAGTCCGCCTGTACATGCCGAGAGATGACTTCGAAGAGACCGGTCTCCAGGATGCCCTTCTCGTTGTTCTGCGCGACGATGGTGCTGTTACCGCCAGGACCATTGCCCCAGCAGCAGGAGCACGGACAGTCAGGACCACAAGTGCAGTTGCCGGGGGCGCAGACACAGGCTGGATTACCTGGAGTCTTCGCGGGATCATAAGTCATGTAGCCCATTACTTGCCGCCCTTCTTTCCCTTGGCTGCCATTTTGGCCATCTTGTCATTACCATACTTCTTGCGTCCAGCCGCAGCAGCAATTGCCGCGCCCTTCTTGCCTCCCCCGGCAGCCTTGGCGACAGCAGCAAAGCGGCCACCCTGACCGAGAGGAGCCTTCTTGTCAGGCTTCGCAGCCATGGTTCTCCTTATGCCTGTCCGTAGTTTGTACGGATCGAACGGAATGGGTACTGGAGACTGGAGTAGATGACCGAACCTGAACCGTCTCCACGAGTGAGCATACAGAATCGGACGTTACCTGAGTCGAGATCACCTGGAGTGACAGTGAACCCGAACTTGGAGCCAGAGGTACGGTATGTTCCCGGAGCTGCATACAGCGACGGGTCACCCTCATTGGCTGTAGCAGGAGTGCCAGTACCGGAACTTGCATAGCGGACAATGGTCGTGCCGACCACTACGCCCATGTCAATGAACTGAGTACCAACAGGCTGGTACATGAATGATGGTTCCCACTCAACAAAGTCACCGACCACAGCGGGCTGATCAACCTCAAGCCCTGGAATCGGAAGCCACAGCCCAGCAGTATTGGCAAGGCTGCTGTTGCCAGCAGTAAGATAGCCAACATGCTTGTTGATGAAAGCATTGGCTTGAACGTCAGTGTGGGTCAGGACCACGACAGGCCCCGTGTATCCATTGATCTCTGTGATTGCCACGGAACCATCCGGAACTAGTATGAAGTTAGCAGCGGTCACAAGACCGCTAGCTATCAGGTCGGCTCGGTCCTGATCGGACACGATGTGCTCATAGCCACCACGGTAATAGCGGAGACCATTGGGAAGTTCAACGGTCGGGGCTCCAGGCCCCGTACCGGTGTAGAGAAGTTCATCAGTGTATGAGCCGTACCGGAAGATCTCCCAGACATCATGAGATGTCTCCTGGATTGTCTCGGCACGATCGATCCTGTAACGCTCCATCAGAGGGTTCCAGGCGAAAGGGGCCTCACTGACAGTTGGATTAGTGAACAGCCAAGTAGACACTGAGGCCCCATTTCATTAGACGGAAGTACCGAGACTCTTCCAATCGGAAATACCATCGGAGTAGATCTCGGCAGAACCAATAGCACCAGCCGAACCAACCGCAAAGTTGGAGGCGGAACCATTGATGGTGTCGGCACCCGAGCGAGCCAGCTGAACCACGTTGGTGGCAGTGGCATCACGCCGGATGATGTAGCTACGACCAGCCGGAACACTGGCCGCAAGAGGAACAGTAATGACTACAGTCGCAGCGCCAGGCGAAACGAACAGAACGTAGTCATTGGCAGTGAGAGTGGTAGCGGCAGTTGCAGACCGAGTGGTCCACGAGATGTCGTCATCTCCAGACATGGAGATCCTTTCAGGTCATTGACAGAGGGGGCCCCGAAGGGCCCCCATCACTATCAGGTGGAGTGGATCGAGCTGGTGGTCTGCTCCAGGATCAGAGCCTGCGGACGGTACAGAGACCAACCCGCAACGCCGTACCAGCCAAGAGGCTGGAAACGGGTCAGCTTGTCAACAACCGGACCGCGAATGGTGTGGAACTCCTCCGCAACGGCCTCAGCAAGAGCCTGCTGACCCATCAGGTAGGTGTTGAACACACGGGTCGGAGTGGTGCCAGCGTTCACGGTGTTGATGCAGCGAGGGGTCTCAATGAAGACAGCACCCTCGTACTCACCGATCTCACCGGCCCAGATGTTGTCAGCCGAAGAGTAGATCATCGGGAGACGCCAACCAGCGTTACCAGTCTCAGCCCGAAGGTCAAGGGAGACCTCAGGGTGAATGAACCGGGTGTACATGGTGCCCTTGTTCGGGTGAACGAACTGGGCACGCATCTTCGCAACACCCATGCGGGCGATGTCAGAGCCGTAGTAGTCGAACTGCTGGATCGCATTCACGGTACCGGTGTTGTACAGCGGCACCGCCTGAGCGGCTGCCGAAGCAGAACCGTTACGCCGAATGGTCTGAGTACCAGCAGCCAGGACGTTCTGAACAACCAGGTCGATCGAGTCAACGAGGTTCCAGGCGACCTGGTTAACCAGACCAGCGGTGACATCAGTGAAGCTGAACAGGTCCAGCTTGTTGGAAACGAGGATCGCGTTACCGTACTCGTTCAGAGTGACGGAGACGGTGGTAGGGTTACCGGCCGCAACAGCGTCCGGGTCAACCAGCTCGTTAAGAGGAGTGATCTGCTGCGCCAGGTCGGCATACAGCTCGAACACGACAGAGGAACCGGGCATGGCCTGCTGCACGGGGCGCTTGTCGGCGACCATACGGAACATGGGCTGAGCACGCAGGGCGAACTCAAGAGCACGGTCGTAGGTAGTCTGGACAAGATTCGCAAGTGCAGCAGTCCCGGTAAAGGCGTTAGCCATTTACGTTATCCTTCATAGGGGACGATTAACGGAGATTCTGGAAATTGGCAATCAGCTCCTGAACACTCGTCGCCTGATTGACACCGCGCTGGACATCTTCAAGTCCAGTAGCAGGACGCCCCTCATTACCAGCATTGGTCAGCTGCTTGAACAGGTTCTCCTGACCAGCGGTAAGGACGGGAGCCGCAGGCGGCACATCCTCAGTCTCAGTGAGTTCATTGGTGCTGCCAACACCGAAGGCAGTCTTTACTTCAGTGACCCAAGACTTGATTGCCTCCGGGTCTGCGTCACCCTTGTACAGCTTCGCTGCACTCTTGGGCACGCCAAGGTCTTCGAACACCGATGTCATTTCGTAAGCCTTCTGCTTAGCAAGCACGTCTGCAAGCTGACGCTTCAGCTCATCGTTGTTCTTCTGAACGCTCTCAGCCCAGCTTCGCAGGCCCTTAGGAGTGTTGTCCTGGTTCAGGTTCTCGTCGTTCAGATTCGGGTCGAAACCCCACGGGTCAGTCATGACCATTGCTCCCAGTTTCTATTTCAAGGTTAATCGAACGCCATCTTCAGGACCCTGGGGAGAATCCCTTGAAGCTCGCTCTACCGGTCGAGAATACTCTTCGGGGGCCGGTCGATCCCTAAGAGAGTGCTGCAACTAGGACTCGAACCTAGCATGCAATTGCAGGCGATTTACAGTCGCCCTGAGTCACCCGACTCACTTGCAGCGCGCCCCACTTGCCGTACACTTGATCCCAATATCTTGGGAGTGGTGGGAATCGAACCCACGTGGGCAGCTTCCGATCCAGGACTCGAACCTGGAACCCAGTGATTAACAATCACTTGCTCTGCCAATTGAGCTAATCGGAAATGGTGCTCCAGGACAAGGATTCGAACCTCAACTACTTGGTCCAGAGCCAAGCGTTCTTCCGTTAAACTATCCTGGATCAGCCCATGTGTCATACGGCCATGGGCGACCGTGCAGCCGAAACTGCCTCCTCACGAGTGAGGCCGTCTGGAGTGTGAGGATCGAACTCACCGCCTTCCGCTTCCAAAGCGGACGACACACCATTGCGTCTTACTCCAGTTGTGCAGCCCCTGAGGGCTGCCTTACTAGCTGAGCTGTCCAGTGCAGGTTTAAATCGTAAACCTGCTGGGTCAACTTTAGGAAAGCTGCCCCCCACCATGGCGACTGAGACCACCTGATGCGGCACCATAAGTGCCGCTCACATTGGCTCGCTGCCACGATGCAAGACGCTGCTGGAACTGTGCAGCATCGATGTCATTACCTGAACCAGCGGTGCCAGAACCAGGCTGGAATACAGCCTGCTCCTCTTGTCCAAAGGTATAGTTCTGACCATACTGCTGCGCAGTCTGCTGAAACTGTGCGAACTCCTGAGAGATCTGCGAGTACCCCTGAGCTGCCTGAGCCTGAGTGAAACCAGCCTGAGCTAGCCTGGTCGCATATCCCTGATCGAAAGTGAGACCACGGGCGAGAGCTTCACTGCCAATCGCAGCAGTGTTCGCCTGCTGCTGGAGCAGCGGCGCGGCCTTGGTGGGATCAAGGAAGTAAGCCGTCAGGTCACCTGAACTCAGTCCCATCTGCTGAAGGGCTTGAGTGTACTGCGGTGACGCAGTCACGGTGGCCTGAGACGCCATCTGAATCCTTGAGTTCATCTCAGTGGGACTGATGTCATTCGCAATGAAGTTGGTGAAATCATCAGTCGAGTCGTAGAATCCCTTGGGCAGGCCAGCAGCCTGCATAGACTGACGATACGCATCCTCAGTGGCAATGTAATCAGCCGGGGAAAGAACAGGCAGACCAGCCTTGAGACGTGCCTGATTGGCTGCAAAGCGTTGCTTATAGGCGCTCGTATTCTGAAGCAGAATGGAGATCGTGTCTGCACTGTAGCCATTCTGGATGTAGCTGAGAATGTCAGGTGCTAGACTCGACAGCCCATAGCTGTCGAACAGGCTCGTCAGTGCAGTGTAAGCGTCCCTATCGGTTCCGGTGAGACCATTGACAGTTCCGATCGGAGTGGCACCTACAGGGGTTCCACTGATGGAACCCATGCTGTTGCCTGGAGTGCCAGAGGTGGAACCGGTAGCACTATTGCCACCACCAGCGATGATGGGAGTTTTCATGTGGTCATCCCAAAGTCCGTCAGCACCTTATGTGCTGTAGCCATCACTGAGTCTTGTGCGTTCTGGGTTTGCAGCCAACGAGGGTCCTGCCTCAGGGTGTTTTCAAACTGCCACAGCGGCTGAGAACCCGGATCACCAGTCGTAGGGTCTTTGTAGTTCAGCGCAGACTTGATGGTCGGATCGAACAGGCTGAGCGTCTGAGGATTAACCTCAAGAATGTTTGCCATCTGAGTCATATATGGTGAGGCGATGTCCTGCATAGTCATGCCTGAATCGATCTGCTTTGAATACTGCGAATACTGAGACTTGGCCTGAGCGGTGATGCCAGCCTGAAGGTCGGCGTAAGTGGATGTGCCCTTCTCGATCTTGTCAACCTGAGACTGATACCAGCTGTCCGACATCGTGACACCCATCGAGTAGGCATACTGGAGGCCGTTGCTGTACTGCGTCTCCGCATCCCCGGACATCTTGCCGTTCGCCAGTTTAGCGAACTGGCCACCGTAATACTTGGCCTGATCATCAGTCCAGCCCTTAGCTGCAAGAGCGTAGGATAGTGCACCGAGCTGATCAGTAGTGAGAGTAGCACCAATAGATGCCATGAGCTGCTTTGCATGAGTCGTGGCCTGAGCCAGATCCTGCTTCGCAGTGGCAGGATCTGTGCTTACCTCGACGAGCCACTTTCGCTCATCTGCACTGGTACCCTTGTACCACTTGGTATTCTGTAGCTCAGCGGTAAACTTGTCAGCAGTCCACTGACCATTTACCGCACTGGAGAAAAGCTTCTTCAGTTCAGGATTGGCATTGAGGAATGCCGCCGTGAAGCCGTACTCAGATGCCAGAGTCGTGGGGTCAAGTGCTGGAGTCGTCACGAGCTAAACCCCATATTCTG